ATTTTTCTAAGTCTCCAGAAGCCTTGAAGCCATCTCTCTTAATAGCTAATCTCTTAATCTCAGAAACAACGTTTTCTCCTACATCCTTTAGAGCCTTATCTAAATTCTCCATTTAACAGATGCTTATGCCATTAGGAATCTCTATTGATATATCAGTACTCCATCCTGCTAATTCGTTGCTAAAACGCTCTTTAAATGGCTGTGCTGAAGGTTGTGTTGTAACTTGGTAATTAGCTTCAAACAAATCCCCTCTCATCAACTTAGAAATTAAGGTGTTTATAACTTGGAATTGTGTGTTTAATATGTCGTGTAAGTTATCGTTACCATAAAACAAGTTAAAATCAGCCTTTTCTTTATTGTAATCCACTATATCAGCACATAACAGTTTTATATTGAAAACTACCGTTCTTTCATTGTAATTTACACTATCTATTAATAAGTGTGATAAAGGAAACATAGTTGTCTTATCTAAGTCTACATCTGCTATATCTCCGTATGTTACGGTATTTACAGAAGGACTTAGTAGTAATTCCTCTTTTAATTTATCTAAAATGTCGTAAACGTGTGTCATCTTGTTTGTGCTTTAAGCATTCTTTCTTCTAATTCTGATTTCTCTTTTATAAATTCCAAGTACATTAAACATTGGTGTACTGGAAGTCCTGTAACTTCTCCAATTCTTCTGACATCTTCTCCAGCGAGTGTAAATATTGCTTGATAGTTTCCCCACTTTTTACCGAATGCTTGTCCTTGCGACCCTCTTGTTTCTGTTGAAGCTCTTTGAGTGTATAAGCCATCGTAAAGTTGGATAATTTTGTCGCTAAACGATAAAAAAAAACCCTTGCGGCTAATGCAACATCAAGTGGAGTACTTTTCATAACCTCTGCGAGATACTCTGTTCCTTTGTAGTCGTGTATAAGGTAACTGCCTTTACTCTTGAGTTTAACAGGTCTGTACATAACAGCCATTGCTCTATGAAAGTCTTTATCTACGAAGAGGTATTTCTCTAAATCCACAAATTCTCCATAACTCATCTTATCAAAGTTAGGTATTAAGCCAAATTCAACAGTAACTCCATCAGTACCTTCCATTTTAAAGGTCTTTACGAGCTCTGGTTTACTATTTAAAATATTAGATAAGTGTTGTATGGTATTGTCAAATACACTTAACCCTATCCTGTCTATGTCTCTAAGCTCTACTTCACAAAATATTCCAAGTAGCTTCTTCTCTAAAAATCCTGTAAGTTCTGCATCCTTGTTTTTATCCAAGATTTCAATATACTTCTGCCATTGGCTTAGTTTAATGTCTCTTAGAGTTTCTGGTATTGTAAAGTTAAAATCGTTATCCATAAATCTCTTTTATTATACTAAGATAACTTTTTTGTATATTTTTGTGTTAATTATTTGCACAGTAAATATAATTGATATACTTTTGACAAAAATAAGATAATTATGACAGCAAAAGAAAAAGCAACAGAGTTAGTTCAGAGGTTTTCAAAATTAGATAAAGGTTTAAATGAAGAAGAATGGAAAGATAGAGAAGTTTCTTTTGAAGAGATACATAAGAAGTCCGCATTAATTTGTGTAGATGAGATATTAGAATTTCACGACAGAATAGATGCTATGTATTGGCAAGAAGTTAAAGAAGAAATCAATAAATTATGAACATTATAAACGATAAAAACGGTATTAGGTTCGGTAGCTTTAAGTGCTTAGATACTAATAAGGTTTATACGGTAATGTCTACTCGTTCAACTTTTGATTTAAGCCAACCTCATTATAAAGATAGTGCTTTAAAGTCTGAGGATATTGTTGAAAGAGAAGATGGTATGAGAAGAACGTTAATGAGAAGTCAATTAAAGAGTAGATTTACAAACATAGAAGAATATAAACAAAAACCAAGATAATTATGAATAAACAAGAGCAGATTACAGCAGAGCAAGTTACTTACTTAAAGTCAATAATATTGTCTCAGCTACTATTAGAGGCTAATGAATCTTTAGTAAACACAAATGTCTATAAGCAGAGCTTAAAGCAACAAATAAACAGGATGAATGGTATATTAGAACCTATTGTTAGACAAGAGTTTGATGGTGTCTATAATTCAGACCCAGAGATGACTACAAATATCTTAAACAAGATAGAATCACTTGTAGATAAGATTTCTTCCTACCAAATAGAAGAGTTAGTAATATTAGAAGCAGTTGTAGATAAGTATGAGAACAATAAGGAATGGTTCTTAGAGCATACAGCTTCTGATTTCTTAAAGATAGATTAATATGAATTTAAACTCAATGGATACTATAGGTAGAAAAACACACATAGCAACACAGGGTTGGTGTTTATCAGATTGGAAAGCATTTAGAGGTAGTGTAAGAGATTACTACGCCTTAAAAGATAAAGCATATAGCTCTGGAGATTATGGTCTTATAACGGAGTTTAGGGAGCTTAAATTAGAACTAATATTAAAATATAAATAACAACAATCCTTAGCTTAGAGAGAAGGCACAACAATAAAGAGTTTAAATGAATAGGGGTATTCTTCTTTAGTGTTACTGAATCTAAGTTAAGGATTAAATAAATAAATTATGAAAAACAAATCAAGAGTAATAAGCTTTATAATAATATCTTTATTCGTAATAGCTTCAGTAATTACAACATCAGTAATAATTATCAAATCAATAATAGAGTTTATAGATAAATAATTATGGAATACAAAGCAAGAAAATTTAGTCAAGGCTCATACGACCACAGCGATAAATATGCAAAAGATTTATTTATAAATTACATTTGTAAAAAAGGTCACACTATCATAAGTGAAGAAGAAAATTACGACCACGATATTATTACTGAAAAAGATAATATAAAATATTATTTTGAATTAGAGACTAAAAGCAGATATCCGTTTACATCAAGAGAAACCTTTAAATTCAACTCTGTTAGTTTTTTAGGTAGAAAAAAAAGGTTGCACTTAAAAAATAGGTTTCATTACATTATAATATGTAGAGAAACAGAATTTGCATTAACTTGTGATTCTGAAGATATATTTAAAGACGAGTACATAGAGAACCTGTATATCAATACTGCAAACAGAAATGGTAAAGACCAAATGTATAGAGTTCCAAAAGAGAAATGTATTTTTTTTAATATAAAATAAGTATGAGTAACTGGAATACAGAAGACTTAATGCATTTAAAAGAATTAACTAACCATAAGGTAATCTATGATGGTTATGAGTTTGTATGGATGCATAGACTGTATGGAGAATGGAATAGACATTACGTAAATAACTTTGAAGACTATAATAAACCTATGTCTTGGATACATCATAACATCTATAATTGGGGTAAAGAGTATAGAGAAAGACAAGCAAAGTACTTAGAGGATATGCGTAAGAGCTTAGATATAGATATTAAGATAAGAGAGATAAGCAGAGAAGCTAATATAAAGACTAAACAAAAGGTATTAGAAGTAATAAGCTTACGACCAAGTATAAGTAATAAAGAGATATCAGACATACTGGATGTAACTGTACGCTCAGTAGAAAGACATAGAAAATGAAAAAACAAATAAATGCAGGTAAAGATTATAAAAAACAATGTATAGAGGATAGTCAATATATCAAAGAAAAGGTAATTCAATATCAAAAATCTAAGAATAAAATGACAATAGATAAATTTAAAGATAGAATAACTGTAGATGCAAAAGAATACTGTAAAATTTATAAAAACAAATTTATAATTGAATATGAAAAAAATAACCTAAACAAATCTACTTATGGAGTTAGTATAATGTACTTAGAAAAAGATATAGTATTACTCAAAGAATACATAAATGAACTTGAAGACATAATAGAATCTACCTCAAAAAAGAAAGAAAAATCACTTAAACAAACATACCTAATTAAAAATAAAAGAAACAACCTTTATAAAATAGGAAGGAGCAATAATCCTAAAAATAGAGAAAAAACACTACAAAGTGAAGAGCCATTAATTGAAATGATAAAGACTTGGGATGAAGATATAGAAAGCAAACTACATTTAGAATATAAGAAATATAGAGTAAGAGGAGAGTGGTTTAATCTAAGTAAAATACAAGTTAGGTATATCTGTACTAATAATTAATAAAGTGTCGCAGGTTATCGAAAAGTAGCGACAACAATTATTTACCAGCTATTAGTTATCAGTTAGTTACAAAATGCAAAAACACCTCTATAAGACTATATTTAGTATTGGACTTATTTTTATAATTATATTTTTGAAATATGAGTTTTTTTTCATAAGATATTTCACTTTTGCTTGAATTTATTTAATTGGACTACTTACCCTAACCACTTCTCATTTTACGTTGATTTCATTAAATTGGACTACTTACTATAACCAAACCTTATTTTACGTCAATCTACCATAGACAAAACCTATAGCTTACTCGAGGCATCTAACAGCCTGTTTAAGAGACTTTAAATATTTGTAGTATGTTGGTATGACTGGGTTAATTGGTTGGTTTGTGGTTTTGTTTATGCTGTTTAACCCCCAATAATATACCATATATAAAAATCAATCAGTTACAATTATATTCGTTAACAATTAGACATAAAAAAAGCCCCAATTAAGGAGCTTATAAGTTTGGTTAGTATGTTAGTATTAAATTATTTTAATAGTGGCTTAATTGTCTTTATATCGCTTAATAAGTTGTTAGTATCTGATATATAAATAATATCATTCACTTTTATAATACCTTGCTTAATAAACAAACTTTTTTGTTTGTTAGTTGGTAAAGCATCTAATATAAATTGCTTAAGGTTTTCGATTGCTGAATTGTTATATACTGTCATAACTATTTAATATTTATTTGGTAGAATGTACCGTTAAAATTAGTATTATATTCCTCGTCTACATCAAAAAAATGCTTTTCGCCTTTATCACTATAAAAAGTAAGTTTATCACTAATTAAGTCAATAAACATTAGTTTTTGTTTTGGTGTAGTATTTCTATAAAATTTCATTACTTTATTAAATTCCTTTGTATATTCCATAACTATTCTTTTAATGCGTTTTCTATTCGTTTATATAGTTCCTTATTACTTTTTTTATATTCTGTCTTACATAGTCTTATAATAGCTGGTAAATCGTGTATAAACGTGTCAATGTTTATAACTATGCTTTGCTTATCATTAATTAAATGCAATTCATTATCTGTTGCATATATTGTGTGTGTTTCGTGTATGTATGTGTTTTTCATTTCTTATTGGTTTTAGTAGTTAATTAATCCAGTTTTTTATAAGTTGTTTATATGTTAATTGATTGATGTTATTTTGGTAATCATTCAAAGTTAATTGCATTAAAATTATCGCTAAACTTTTCTGTTCATATTCATCTAATAAATTAATTTGTTGTAATATGTTTTCTAATTCTTTAGTATTCATTTCTTATTTGTTTTATATTGTTATAAATTCGTTTTCCTTTTGTACTGTACTAATTACTCTAAAGGCTTGAAATTCCTTTTTTCTCTTAAAATCATTTGTTAGAATGTAATTAGTAACTTTATTATTTTCGTCTATATCATAAAAGAAAAAATCTTTTTTACTGTTTACTATTTTACTAACTATTGATGTTTTTATTTTAATCATATCTTTATTTATTAGTTTCTTTTAATCTGTTTTGTACTTGCTCGTTTGTGTAGGTAATCGAGTTATCCCAATAATCTATAAAAGTCTCAATATATTCCATTTCGTCTTCCATTTCGTAACTATCCATATATTCTCTCAAATATTCGTGAATCATACCTTCGCAATAATGACCACCTTTAAACATCTTTGCGTGAGTGTAACCGCCTCGAGCATCTGCACCACCGTGTATCTGTATTATAAAATAATATTCTCCATCAATTTCAAGTGTAGTACCTTGCAATATTTGAGATAAATCGCTGTCTCCATTATAAGTATTCCAATTACCTCTTCCTCCTACATCTTTGAGGCTGTTTAAAAAATTACCAGCCTCTAAAGAAACACCGTAAAAATAGCCATCATAATCCCAATTATCATTTTTATTTTGTAGTTTATTGAATTGCTCGCAAATATCATCAATTTCTAAATTATTAGTTAAGTAATGAAATACGGAAACGGTTCTATAAATTTCGTTATACTTAAAATCAAATTCATATGATTGCTCGCTTTCATTCTCAAAATCTTGCATTGTTTTTTTTGCGTTCCTTTGCCACATTCGACCCTCTGAACCTCCGCTATCTAAAAAATGTGTTCCTGTGTTTTCTGTTAGCATTCCGTAAACTATTTGTTTTGTATCCATTTTCTTAATTGTTTAATTGTTTATTAAATTCTTTTATCTCTTCAATTTTTGCCTCTATTATACTAACTTCAATTTGACCCTCTAAAATATTAATCTTACTTAATAGGTAAAGATTGTCCGTTGCCGTTGCAAAATCTCTAATTTGTTTAATTGTTTCTCTCATAATTTTGTTTATTTTATCCAGTTTGAATTCCTTTCTATTATTTCTTTTGCTTCGATTAATTTTGACATTGAAAACCTAATATCAGACCTTAACAACCCATTCCAAGAATGCCCCTCTTTACCTAATAAGGTATGCTTATCGCTTATTTTATCAATTAGGTTATTAATAATTTTTATTTCATCTTTCATAATTTATATATTTATAGTTATTAATATTATTATAATAAAAGTCATTAGTACTAAATAAATTTGTTTTGATAGTACTTGATTATTGTTTTTCATTTTGTTTATGTTTTATATTAATTATTTAAATAAATTTCTAAATTATTGAGTAAATTGTTTAAACTTGAATATTCGCCAAAATATTTGCCTTTCATATCATAGCAAGTAAAAGTATCTTTGTAATTGTTATATTTTGCCGAAAATAAAGGCGTTGCAATTCCTAATTCGTATATATAATAACCTAATTCAAAGTTTCCTAATATTTTTATTTCTCTCATTTTGTTTATTTTAAGTTAATGATTAATAATAATTTCTATCCCATTGACCGCCATTATAGTTTTCGTTTAAATCTAAGCTACCATTTTCGTGCATTAAAGGTATTGAGTAGCTGAAAGGACCGTCAGCCCATTCGGCACAGTCGTTTATTGATTTATATAAGCTTTCTAAACTCTCAAATTTTAAAACCTTTGAAGTATAACACCCATCGCAGTCTCTGGAATCGTAATTTATTAAAATATAAGAATCTTTTAATAGTCTCTTTAAAATTTCATTCTCACTTTTTAAATTGTTTTCTGATATTCTCATATTATTATTTTTAAATTATTTATTATTATTGTCTTTATCGCAATCCAAACATAATAAGTGACTGCAGTTTGTTTTTGTTACATTACATATATAACATTCATTTGTAAAAGTTTCTTTTTTCATAGTTTTATATATTAAATTATTTTTATACCAACAAAAGCCCGTATACATTGAGTATACAGGCTTTTAATTGAATTTTCAAGATTTTTGCTTCTAAGTCTCCGCACCTGTATCTTAGCCAGTTAATGCACGAATCCCCGAAAGAGTAGCTTTTCTGCTCCCCAGCGCCCTTTAAAAGCGCCTACGCAAATATAATGCTTTTTTTCAATAAATAACTACTTTTTAATAAAAACTTGCATTTTTTCATTTTTTAGATATTATTAAGTGTTTTAAATTTACAGTATTAAATAAGTTCTTTTTTTATAGACATAGGATATCAAAGATAAAAGCAAAATAAATTTATCTGGCAAGTTTAAAGTGTTAAAGTTTTATTATTTATTTTCATTCTTAATAAGGCAAAAAACCAAATTTGACCCCCATAACAAAGACGGAGTTTTACCCCCATAACAAAGACGGAACAAATTACAGCACCTCCATAACAAAGACGGAGGAAAATATAATCGTACCCCCATAACAAAGACGGAATTATTTTTTACCCCACCATATTAAACATAAAAAAAGGGAGACAAACTTAATTGACCCCCTCCATATTAAACATTTTATTTCTACACATTTTGTCTGAACTATCAAGTAAGTTCATACTTTTTGTGTAATTATCTTATCACATAAACTCCAGAGTTAACTCCTTGAACTAAGTACATCATTCCATACCTAATAGCATCTATAAAGTGATTAAACTTATCAATAGGTGCTTCTCCTTTATCTTTCCATACATAGTTATTAAGCTCCCTTATAACACCGTGAGAACCTCTATCTACTATTATCTCATAATCTTGCATAAGTGCAATACCAGACAATATACTACCTTTCTTCTTAATAGTTGGCTTTATGTTAAGTCCCAAAGTCTTTAATTCAGATATAAGTCTGGGTTCTGAGTTATCACAGATAATTAAGTCCATACCACACTCATTTCTATTCCTTGTAGCAACCTCAGAGGTATTTAAATGGGCTTTTCCGTAGATTTCCTTAACCCAAACCTTTCTTGCGTGCTTATCTATAGAAATCTTCACAAGTGTCGTTAAATCGGCTGAAAATCCAAAATCCTGCCCATAGCAAGTTAATTCTGTTGGTATAAAGTCTCCAACTCTCCATTTTCTTATAATAGTACCTTCAGCTTTCTCTAACCAACCTCCTAATATTTGATGTTGGTATTTATCTGGTCTTTTACGCTTCATTTCAAAGATTCTACCCAAGAAAGACTCTGATAAGTTATCTTTATTGTCCTTATAAGTAGTATGAACGTATGTAACGTCTCCTTTTTGTGAATTTGATGCAGGTAATACGTTTTCATTCTGAAAGAACCTTTGGTATATCCAATGCTCTTTAGTTGTAGGGTTAAGAATAAGTATAACTCTGTTTTGTTTGATTTGTGAACGTATAGAGAAGTCAATCTTATCAAAAACACTTTCATCTACAAGTTCTTCAGCTTCATCAACTACAAAAGTAGTAATACCGTTAAGTGATTTAAGTGCAGCAGTTTGGTTTCCAGATGAGGTCCTAATACCTTTAAATATAATAGAGCTACCTGTTTTTAAGTTCATTATCTCATCCTTAGTTATCCTAAAGTCTTCGTGAACACCCATTAAGTTAATCTTCTCAATAAATTCTGGTATAATAGAAGTATTAGCTGAAATCATAGTATAACGAGAGAATAATACCTTATGTCCTGCTTCGTATGTTAGGTTCAATAAGAATACGTTAATCCCAAAAGACTTACCACTACCCCTACCACCAGTAACAACAAAATACCTACTATCATTCTTGAAAATAGGTATGTATTTGTTATGTATATTTATATTGTTATTCATCTTTAGGTGTTACGTCTATAATCTTATCTTTAAGTTTCTTACCTTCAATACTATCTCCAAAGAAGTTAATAATAGGAGCTTGAACCTTGTTAGTTACCTCTTCCTTGTCATCTCCATAAGCAAAGTCCATTAGTAGCTTCATATGGTTGTAGCTACCTTCTTCTGCCTTCTTAGCTAAACTCTCAAAAGCATTAACTTCACTACCAAATACATTCTTGATAGCTTTCTTAGCATACTGCTTCTTTCTGCTCTTCTTTGCTTGGTTCATTGCAGGTTTGTTAGACCTCTCTTTTTCTGGAACAGGCAGAACAGGAATAGATTTCTTTCTACTATTCCCTTTCCTTCCGTCTGTTGGCTTAATCTCTTTTGAATTACTCATAATAAGTTAACTAAGGTTTGTTGTACTTGTTTTTTAAATATCATCTAAGCACCATATTGGAGTCTTTTCTCCTAAATAAGCACCACTTACATTATACTCAAAGTATTCAAGAGCTTCATCTTCATCCATCCCTTGAGATATTAGTATATCTATGCATAAAGATTTAGAGTATATTACTCTCATATCGTTATTAGAAACACCTATTATAGCTTTATCAAAACCATCAGCTAAAAGTATTTCCTCTTCTGGAAACCATTCCATTATTCTATCTATCATATCATTGATGCTTTATAACATTCTGTACTACAATATCCATAGTCAGTATCTATAGGTGTTTGGCACTCTTGACACTCTCCTTCATACTCACTATCTCTTAGATGATTGTGTAATTCATTATCAAATGCTTCCATATATTATTTGTTTTTAGTTTAATTATTCTTCAATTTCGTAGAACTCAGTATTCTCTTTACATTGGTTACATCGGTCAGTTCCTAAATACCTGCCTGCACCACAACAATTTGATTCTTCCATAGTTTTAATATGTTTTATTATTATTAAGATACCTTATTTCTCTTTTTAATATCTCTATCTGTTCTTTGTGTATTAAATTTCGATTAGTTAAATCTGTATTAAATTTCTCTAATTCCGAGATACGTTGCAATAAGTGATTAGTAAAATGTTCTTCCATAATCTATTTGTTTTTTTCTAAATATATCTGCAACGAGGCTAAGGCTCTCCAAGCTACCTTTGTTAAATGCAATACACCATCATCATCAAGTGGATTCTTTGAGTGGTCTATTAAATGTCTAACCAATGCATCTTCATTATCAAAGCTCTTACTCTTATCCCAATGTAAAGGCTTCTCTGGATGATGCTGATTGTTTCCTGCTAAACTACACTTAGAAACCTCTTTTAAAGCATCTGGGAAGTAAGCAAGGACACCAGAGTAAACAGGCATACCTTTTCTATCTTTACTAACTGATTTCTTTGGATTATCAAGCTCTCCATCTAAATTATAATGATAACCGTCATTACCATTCTGAGCAATAATATCAATCCTCTTCTCTCTTGAAGCTTCTTCTAACTCTCTGTTAAAGTTCTTCGTAATCTGTACTAATTTGTCTAAACTATTCATATCTACTTGTTTTTATTATTATATTCCAGAACACTCTATTATTTCGCAATTATCCTCTACCTTCCAAGACCAAGACTTTACTCTTAGTTCAACTAAATCTTTAATCTCTTTAACCTTATTATCTGGTAATTTAGATATAATCTCCCTTAAAACATTCTTATTAAGCTCAGTAAAAGAAACTGTATCATTAAACTTGCTTTGTTTAGATTTCTTACTTGCTAAGTATTCTTTTCTTTTAGCTTCGGTTTTCCACCTCTGTTCAATCTTATCCTTAAAGAAAGTATCATAATAATCTCTAAATTCTTTATAATTTAGGTAATATACGTCAATTTTATTTAATGAGGTGTATATTGCAGACCTATTTTTACTAACCCCTATCTCATCCCTAAAGTATTCTGATATCATTCTATCATTCATATCATTGTAGTCCTTAAATAGCTTATAAAGCATAGACTTTAAGTAACTGTGTTTAGGTGTTCTGCTTTCACTTCTTAAATCAAACCCAGTAGCTTCTGAGAAGTAATTAGCTATCATATTTGCAACTGTTAAATCGTAATCTTCCATATCTTATTCGTTTTCTTTTGTTGTTTCATCTATAATGTACATATCTCTAACGTGACTATTAGTATCGTACCAATCTAAAGCCTTTTTTATACCTGCACAAGGTAAGTAATCTTCTTGTTCTTCGTAATGCTGTAATACATCTTCAAGAACATATTTAGGTATTCCTTCCTGTATCTCAAGTATTGTGTACTCAAAGTAATCATCTACTATTAATTGGTCACTATCTGATAATTTGGTCATAGCAATCTGTCTTTAATGTTAATAGTGATTTTGATTGCTCAAACATAGCTCTTGCTTCGTCTCCATAAACCTGCTTGTATAACCTATAGGTTTGGCTAATTAAAGAAAACTCACTCTTAGAGTCTTTAAACAACTTTAATGCATAAGCCTTACCATAACCCTTACAAACCTTTATATTGTCAGCAGTATCTCCTACAATCATTTGTGAGTAGAAGTTGTTAAGTGCTTCCTCTTCGCTAATCTTTACAAGTTCCCTCTTCTTATAGTTGTAGTCATAAAACCAGCAAGGGAATTGCTTATAGTCCTTATCAATAGACATAATGATGACACTATTAATACCATTCTTTGCAACCTCTTCTGCCCATAGTGTAGCTACAACATCATCAGTCTCTACACCATCTCCCCATATAGAATCGTAACTAAACTTAACTAAGTTATGTAAAGCTCCTAATATATCTGGTCTCTTTGATGTCCTATTAGCTTTGTAGGTAGGTGTTATTTGGTTTCTAAAGTTGTTCTTAGAACCATTACAGAACACCATTTCATCTATTGTTACTTGCTCTCTAAGAAAGTCTAAGTATCCTTGTAATGTAGTATTAAACTTCTTAAAAGCTACATCAACATCAGTCTCAAATAAATCTTCTGTATCTAATCTATCTTCCTTACGTTTAAAGCAAGAAGCGTATATTAAACTATCAGCATCGAATATAAGTTTCATATCTATTATTTAA